GCTGGCCATATCGTTGGTACTCATGTGTTCTGTGGACTCATTGGATTCGAGGGGTGTGGTAAATCCGGTATCGTATTGGATAGCCTAACCGACGCACAGATTGCTAATGGTGATTACATTCTCGTTATCGATTTCGATGGTGGTGCATCAGCCTGTAAGTCCGCATATCATAGAGATAAGGCATCGAATATTCGTTGTCTATCTCCGTGGGTTATGGCGGTTGAAGACCGTACTGTCTATGATTACCCAGCGACACATCAGAGGGTTATGGAGATTGGACGGTTCGCTATCACACAGGCTATGAAGCAACAAGACCCCGGATACACCGGTCCTAAATTAGTGAAGTTCCTTGTGACTGCTGTGGACCAATGGGATACAGTATGCCAAACCAACATGAAGATTGTCGAACTAGGTAAGGCAAAGGATGGTATCGAAGCATCTGACCCGAACAAGTTGGTGGGCAACCAATGGAATTGGTCTATCCGTTCCACTCGTTTCCATCAGTTGACGGCTATTAGTAGGGACTTGATGAGGAATGGTGTTGATGTATTTTGGGAGACACATCTCAAACCTGAAGTGTTCCGTAATGAGCAAACAGGTTCATGGAAACCCGACTGGGAGAAGAACACCGATGCCAATCTAAAGCAGATTCTATGGTGTTCCCGTGAAGCAGTTCTTGACGATGATGGGCAGAAGACCGGCACCACTGAATACGTGGTTGAGTTCTGGAAGGAAAACACCAACATCGCATTGCAGGGACAGAAGCGTATCATCGCTGTGACTCGAAAGGATGGCGAACCCGAGTGGTATGGTCTTCCAGAATTGAAGGAGGGATTACTATGACCAAGTGTACTGTAAAGAGAGCATCTTTGACTAACTTCCTATCTTCATTTGGGCCGGGAGTCGAAGACCTTCGTCTAAATCTAACTCAAAATCAGTTGGCTGGTGGAGTGGCGGTTTCAACCCACTTCATCACCCAACGTATTGTTGTTACACAGTTGGAAGCCGGTGCTATTGTTATCGCTGACTTATCGAAGGTTCAGGCATTTCTTCGTGCATGTTCTGGTGAAGAAGTTACACTACAACAGAATGTAACCGATACCAAAACAGGCAATCTATCGTTGTCGTGTGGCAATACTAAGGTTACATTACCACCTACACAGGAAGTGAAATCAGCAGCGGGTCTTGCTATGGCATCAAAATTGGTTCAAGCATCAGGTGCAAGTAATTGGACTTCATTTGGTGATGCTAGTTTGACTGGTTATGGAGTCATCGATGTTGCTGACTTATCCGCCGTGTCTTCCTTAGGGAAGGTTGTCGGGGCAGACAAGCCATATACTGTATCGTGGATGGCTCAAGTTAGTGACCTTCTAATCCAAACCGGTTCTAAGGTGACTGGTGAAATGCACCACACTGTTCATTTCTCAATGGGGGATTTCAATCCTGAAGTAGATGAAGTATCATCGAGGTTTGGTCCGTGGTTCCCTGAGGTTCTTTCATGTCTCCCTCCGGGGAAGACCGAGTTCTATGTTGGGGATGGTACTGTATTAGTATTCAACCATCAAGATGTCGAATGTCTGCTGGTTATCATTGACCAAGCAGGTGGCCAAGAATGATTGTAGATTATCATAGAGGTAATATGACCTTACGGTATCGAGATGCTGATGGTAATAGGTTATCAGAAACTCATGTATGGGAACCATGTTTCTATGTTGATGCATCAGATGCTATTGAACATGAACGTGCAATTCTAAGTCGATTTCGTAGTGCGAAGATAGACGACAAACCAACGGTTCAATGCATCTATACTAAGAAATGGTTGACTCGGATTACTACAAATCAGTGGGAGTACTACGATGTTCGTAAGTGGTTTAGTGAGACATGGCATGCAGATATTCCATTCGCCGACCAATTTTTAATCCAACAGTACGATTCCTTACCTCGTTGGGAACCTCGTAAGTGCTGGTTCGATATTGAATGGAATCCCGATGACGACAATGATTTCACCCAATGTTGGAATGCTATTGATTCCTATACCAACGAAGAAGTCAGTTTCGCTTGGAGGGAAAATCAAGATGAGTATGTGGTTGAGCAACGTGATGGTTATACCCTCCATATCTTCTGTAGTGAAGATGCTGTTCATGAGGCGGTCATCCAATACATAGAAGACCGTGATTTTGATATCTTGATTGCTCATGCAGCGATGTGGGCTGATATACCTCACATGACTCGGCGATTCAAGAACGCTAATCGTCTATCCCCATTAGGATACACAAAGTCGGTGAAACAAAACTACGATGGGTATCGTCCTGATGACCAACCCATCACTGGGAGATTGGTATTCGATACCGCTGCGCCCGGTTCTTCCGGTAGTGGCTTTGAACGAGTATGGATGGACAGTGGTAATGGGCAGTTCCCCTCCCGCAAACTTGGTGAAATAGGTGTTCACCTCGGACTTGGGGAGAAGGATGATGTCGATTTAACCAACGACTGGCGAGAGAATTTCTATCGTTTGACTGATTACTGTATGCAAGACGTAAGATTGACGAGAGATATCGACGAATATCTTCGTGCATCTGATTTCTTTCATAGTATGCAGATGTTCTGTGGAGTATCTTTCACATCAACCTTTGAAGTGGGTAAGTTCGCACGAGGATTAGTCAATAGGCGAACAAACAAAGTGTTCCCATCACGCGACAGGTCTCGTCGTCGTGAACGAGGTGATTTGCAAGGTGCTACTGTAATGGACCCAGTGCCGGGACTTCATGAAGGAGTGGCTGTGTTGGATTTCAAAGGATTGTATCCATCGATAATGACTGGTGATAATCTGTGTTGGACTACACATCGAGATGAACCATCAGCGACCACACGAACAATGCCTAATGGAACACACTGGGAACAGGAACAGAAAGGTATCCTCCCTGAAGTCGTCGATTATCTATTCGAGGAACGTCAGATATTGAAGGATTCAGGTGAGAAGATATTGGAGAAGGCTGTAAAGCGTGTGATGGCTTCACTATATGGACTAACAGCGGAATCATTGGGTCATGGTATGGCGGACATTGCAATTGCTGATACTATCCTATCTAACGCTAGACATTCCATCGATAGATTACGTCACCATTCATCTGAATTAGGATATCCAGTTCTGTTTGGTCACACTGATTCTTGCTTCGTTCAATGTTCTCTTGAATCATTGCAAGATGCAGGTGGTGTATTAACGGACATTATTCAGAAAGAAACTGGTAACGATAAACTCATTGCAGAACCTGAGGCGTGGATGCCATACTGGTTTTGTGGGGATGTGAAGAATCGATATGCTGGTATCATGGCTTGGCCTGAATCTGATGTTGGGAAACTCAAGGTTTCTGGATTTGAAATGAAACATAGTAGTACACCACTGGCAATTCGTGTGATACAAAAACAGATGCTAATGATGGTGGGGAGTGGAGCAACAGAAACAGAAGTTACTGCGTATATATCTGGTGAAGTGGCGAAGATTCGTAATGGTGATGTTCCTGTGGAAGAATTGTCGTATAGTACTCGTCTATCCAAGAAGATTGAAGCAGACCCATCAACTAAAACCACGATTCATCATTATCCTAAAACAGCAGGTGGATATGCAAAGGCTGCTAGATACTACAATTGGTATATGGAACCTGATGAACCGTATAAGTCAGGAGATAGCGTCAAATGGACATATGTGTCTGGGGTTCCAGATAGTATTCCTAAGACAGATGTAATTGGGTATCGCAACGTAGATGAACTCAATGATTTCCAGATTGATACTGAAGGTATTATCAAGAAACTGGTAATGAAGAAAATTAGATTGGTGTATGATATCATGGATTGGGATATCAAGAAGGCTGTTGATAAGTATCAACCGAAGGCATATTGGTGATTTATATGGCTGGGCAAACACAGAATGGATGGAAGATGATATAATGTCGAAGAAAACACGAGAATTAAGTCGAACCCCATATGGTAGATTACCAGTTAGTAATACCAATGGTTGTGATGCTTGGCAACGAGCATCATGTCTAGAACAGCGAATTGCTAATGAACCCGAATCAATGATGGTTGAGGACCGGCCCGATATCATTCGGTGCCCTGTATGCCATCACGTAGTGGAGTTGAAAAAATGAGACAAACGAAATTGACCGAATATGGATTTGTTATAGACCCTAAGCAAACGAAATTGACCGAATACTTCGATTTATACCCGAAGGATAAGAAGCAGAGTAGGATATCTGAATGGACTTCCGCTGTAAGACAGAGGTGGTTGATATGACCGAAGGGAATGCAATGGTTCCAAGAATGGCTCACAACCCAGACGACCACTGTGTATGGTGTAATGAAATCCCTACTATGCCTGTTCCTTTGTACTGGATACAATCCAATGAGGATATTTTTGAGATTCATCGAGCAAAGGCATGGGAAGAAGGACGAAGGGTATGCCGTGGTTGTTTCAAGGATAACTGTCTAAATGGAGAATACGGGCAACTATCGTGGTTGGAGGTGAAAGAATGAGTAGAATAGAAGATGCAGTATGTAAGAAGATTCAGTTAAGGTCATTACGAGGTAAGACGAAATATGGAGTAACAATGGAAAGTGCTCAACTCAGTCGCCTTGAATGGCTTATTCACGCACAAGAGGAAGCAATG